CTTTGTCGGCTGCCTGAGCGCTGCCAAGCGCGGCCTTGAAGGATGTCGAAAGACCCAGTATCTGCTGGTTAGCATCCACTAGGCTTTTGATTGACGCTCCGACCCCGACCCCGATAATGGCATTCTTGAGCGTGAAGAAGCCGCCAGATAACCGACTGAGCCCATCGTTAAGCGTTTTAGATTCCTTCTCAAGTCCCGCAAGGTGCTGTTCGACGTGCTTAAATACAGCCGTTGCCCGATCTTCGGCGCTTATCTTAATCGATGTCGAGTGTGTGCTACTTGCCATCGCTCTTTTTCGCTTCCGCTTTCGCAGCTAGATAGATTTGAATCTTCTCCAGCATCTCAGCCCGCTCGCCTGCCGGGACCTGGTAGAGATCCCAGCATTCGCGAATATTCATCATCGAGAGAGCGCCCATGCCATCAGTGAGCGCCGCGTGAGAAATGAACCATATCGTTGACTCGTTGCCCGGAAGGATGGCCGGGCGTCCATGTTCGCACCCTTCGCACGGCGGCTGTTTCTTCTTGCCCTTAAATTCCTTAGAGCAAGCCGCGCAAGCCTCTTTTACTCGTTCGCCTGCGCTTCGGACTGCCCACCCTGCGAAGTCTCGGAGTTTTTTGATTCGGCTTCCTTCTCGCTGAAATACTTCAGGGCGATCCGGGCCAGCAGATCGCCGTTGTTGCCGAAGATGTTTTCCTTGTTTTCTTCGGTGCAGGGTGCCTCGATACCTTCCCATGAGGTGATCCGGTTCTTGATCATGACGAGTACGAGGGTGTTTGAGATCAGCTTTTCATCCGTGATCCCTGCATCTGTAAGCTGCTGCCGGGCTTTCAGGTTGTCTATGTAGCCGCCCGGTCCGATGTTAAACTTCATGCCGTCAACTTCTACCTGTCGCTCTCCTGCAAGTTTTACTGCCATGGTGTTGCCTCCTGTGTGTGTGGTTGTTACCAGTTGATATTCTTGATGTCTCCTGAGAATCCATGCTGGTTATGCCGGTTTGGCAAGTATGCCGACATGGTGTTGATGCTTTCTCTCTGGCCTGGTGGATCGATCGGCCTGTACTTCAAGATGGCCGAAATGTTGTAGTCGTACTGGCGCACCTTGATCTCGCTGCAATCAAAGCCCGCGAGTACGAGGTGATACATAAGAAGCCCGCCGTTCCAAAGCGTCAAGTGGCCGGTTACTATCTGGTGCTTTAATGGCGGAACGGTGATACAGATAATCGTGTTCTCGTGGCAAAGGGCGTGCAGGGCCGCAAGGAATGCTCCGGGTGACATCTGATGCTCAAGAACGTGGGCGCTCCAGATAAGATCGAAGGTCTGCTTCCAGGGGTACGCCTCGTTATAGAAGTCGCCCTTGATCCCCTTCCAGTGCGAGTGCACTATTTCAGGAAGATCAAAGTCGATCCCGGTGACGCTTTTCCCTTGTTCGAGGAATACCCGCGCCTGCTCGCCAGCTCCGCAGCCGATATCAAGCACGGTCTCAAAGTCGTATTCGTTCACTAGCTTTCGAAGAGCCTGATCACCCCACATGCCTGACCTCGATGAACCGGTTTAAGAATTGAATCGGCTCCCCTGTCCTTAGCTCCTCGAATGTCCATTGGGTGTAAGCCAGCCGGTTAAAGTAGTCCTCTGTGTCGCGCCACTTCGGGTGTTCGATGTCGGCCAGGTCGGTATTGGCGGCACCTGAATAAATAGCCATCGGGTCACAGAATACCGGGACGCCTTCAAGTAGCGCCTCTTGTCCGGATGTGCTATTCAACGTCACCATGGCGAAAGCGCCCCGGATGTCATCAATAAGCGGTGTTTCGTTCGGGTTGCTTATGCGGTCGGCTTCGGGAGGGTTGACGTAGCCGCCGGAAACGAGGGAATTAAAGATGTTCGGATGCGGCCTGAAAACTACCGGGCGCTTCGTGTGGCTCTTAATGGTCAAAATGGTTGACTGCTGCCAGCGGATCATCTCATTCCAGCCCATTCCATGTTGAGCGTCGCCGGGAGTCTGGCCGCAGACAAGGACATACTCGCCACGGTTGCGCTTCATCTTTTTTGCCCGCTGAAGGCCGAGCGCATCGAACCTGTCGGGCGGACATTCGACCGGAGGAAGCCAACAGAGCTGATTGATATTTACTTGGTGATACCCCTTTGAGCGGAGGAGGTGCCCCCATTCCACGACAAGAACAGGGACACCTACCGCTTTACAGGAGGCGAGGAGAGAAGAGTTGACCTGCTTCAGGCCGCAAACAGCACCAACATGAGGCCGATCCACAATATTCGACGCCTGTTGCCGCCGATAAATAACATCCATGCCGAGCGCCCGCGCTCCCGCTTCCAGCGCCTTAATTGCATCCCCTGGGGTTTGGTCGTATATCGCAAGCAGCATACATGTGCCCCTTCTTTATGAGATGTATGCCGCCAGGGTGTTGACTAGGGTCACCTGCACTCCCGTCTTGTCCTGGGCCGCGTTGTCGAAATACGCCTGGAACGGCAGGTCGATGTAAATGCCGCCAGGAGTGTCGATTGCCGGAGCGTTCTGGCCGAAAATGACTTCCTGCATAAGGATGTCAAGCGAGTATGCGCCGTTCGTCAGCGTGAACTGAAGGCTCGACTCGGTTCCGGCCGATGCCTTGCCGTACAGGGTCCAATCCTCAAAGATGGCCTTGATATTGCCAGAGACAACGCACTTTCCTTCAGGCAGCGAGCCGCGATAGCCGGAAGCGCCGATAAGATACTGGCTCTCGTCCAGTTCGTTAGAAATCGTCAGGCTTGCACTCAAGAGCGTTGCGATAGGCGAGCCGCCTTCCTTTGCCGCGAGGTGCTTGAAGGAATACGGGGTAAGCGTTACTGAAGTCGGCGTACCGCTATCCATCGAGGAGGTGCCGGTTGTTTCCTTCCCGCCCACAATTTCAACAGAAGCCGAAAGCTCGCCGTCTCCACCGAACTCAAAGGACATCGACTTTGCCTTGCAACCGTTAAAGAGCTGGTAGTCGCCGTTATCCGTGTAGCCATGCTCAAGCACCCAGGAATCAAGCGAGTCAGGAATATCGAATACATGAGTATAAGGCGCAGAGTTGCCGGTTGAGACCGGATCACCTAGAAGCATCTGCAGCCAATAGCCGATATTCGCCTGATCAACCGGGATGACGACGGTTCCGGCAACGCTGATATTCCCTTGAGACGGGGCAACGTCGTCGCGCCGGCCTTTCAACACTTTTGACTTAATAAGGTTCGAGCTGCCCCGGATGGACGAGGACATAAAGGGCAGATTGATCGTTGAGCCGCCTGCAATGTTGGGGGTCGTGTTGTACGTTACCTCCTTCACGCCTCCGAGAATTCGAGCCTTTGAACCTTTAGCCTGTGCCATGGTGTATTCCTCCTTGATGTGTGTAGGGCAAAGAAAAAGGGCAGCGTAAGTGGTGTAGGCACCTACACTGCCCTTTCCTTATTGTCTCCTCAGGATGATCAGTCCCGGAGCATTGCCCTATTGTTTGACGTGTATCGTGTTACGTTACTATAACCGGATCGCTGGCACCTATCAGCCGGGTAAAGGAGGCTGTAAGCACAAGCCGGCCGGTGAATATCGGAAAGTAGTCGCCTTCCTCTTCGTCTCCTATCGTGTATTCCTGATCAGTCCAGTCAACCGTTGGTCCGGTGAATGTGATCGCTGAAATTGCTGTCCAGATAAGATCAAGCAGCGCTTCAACTCGTGTCGGTCCATCCTGTAAAGATTTCGTCACCCCGCTAACCGTGGTCGTGGTAACGGTGCTATCTTCAAGCGCTACTTCAACAGCTATCGCATAGGTCCATGACTGCTGCAGATCGCCTCGTGTCTTGCTTAATGGCATGACATTAATCGCCGGGTATGTAGCAGGAGACTGTGCGCCACGCTTTCCCTGATGTACCGCATGAGCGCCGCCAAGGTTGGTGGTGCAGTATGTCTTGATGGCGGACGATGCTACTAGATCGGTGACTATCTTCTGCACAAGGTCATCAATGGTCATGCGCTCTTTCCCATTTTGCTTAGTTCGTATTCGATCTCGTGGTTGAGTTCTCTGTCTAAGCGGTCCTGCGTGTATTCCATGACCTTCTTTAAGGTGTTGCCGCCAAGAATCTCGGCCACGGCGGGGCCGCCAAGCTCTTTGATAGGATGGCGGAACATGACAGTCTCGCCTCCTTTGCGAGTGTATTCCTTCGGTATCCTTCCCCACGCCCTGTCACTTTTCTTGCTGCCGAATTTGCGGGAGTTCTCAAAAGTCCAGATGCGGACAAAGACGCCCTTGTGCCCTATGTTTCCGCCTTCGGCATCAAGGGCCAATATCCTTGAACCGGAAAAATTCAAGGGCATGGTCTCAATGAATGCGCGGTTGTGCCTTTCTTTGCCATCGCCTTTATCATAGGTGACGCCCTTCGATGTCTGTCGAGCCTTGAAAGCGATCAAGGGAAGGCGCTTGCCTTCGGTATCCACCAGTGCTGTCGGGTTTGAATTGGTTGCCTGTTTAATGGTGGTGGCCTTCTTCACAACAGATGCCGCAATAGGCACTCGCTCGCGCACCCGCTTTGATATCTCCGTCCTGGTTCCTGTTGCTGTCCGATTGGCAGCACGCCGGGCGGCATTCGCAAGGGCTTTGTCTGCCTTCGCGTATCCGCGCCTAAGCATGTTCAGGGTCTTTGTGTCGAGTTCGCAGGTGATTTTCATCAGTACCTTTTGTGCTCATCCTTGGAGCAGGTGAGCTGATGATACTTTGTTCCCTTTAAGACTTTCCGCACGGTCCAGGTATCGCTTCCCACTGTTACCGTGTCGCCTTCTGCCGGGGCTGATACATCGGCGTTATCTACGGTGAGAGCCATTCTCGCGCCGATGTATCCACCCATGTCGTCAAACAAGTTCTGAACCTCGTACAGCGCCTTAATAGCCGTGGTCTTGTAGGTAACCGCTTCGCCGTCACGGGCAAGAATTTTAGCTATATCGTTCTGTACGAGTGATTGCAGTCCCATTACGGAGCCGCCTGTGATACAGCCGCACCATAATCAATATAGGTGATGGCGATAGACCAGCGGCCAGCGTCAAGAGTGTTCCAGTTTCCGCCCGGAGTAGCGTTCACATAAACCGACCGGGCAGCAGCCGCGCTCGCTAACTCGGGAGCATCCCCGGCAGCGGTTGCCAATAGGTCGTTTGCGGAATCAACTTCAGCGGCGGTTAAAAGCTCGCCGCCTCCTGATGTAGTACCAACGTCGATACTCATGGTTTGAGATCCGGTCACGGTCTCAAGGCAGCGAAGCTGAATGCTCGTCACTTCCGCCCAAGCGGGCACGATTTCTGTCAGGGTGATCACCTGCTCAGTGGTATCGGCCGCATCGTCGTCGAACTGGTAATCATCGGTGCTTGCATCGTCATCAACGTCGATCGTTTTCACAATGGTCTTGACGGCGGAAAGAACGATGTCGGCATTTGCATCAGATGTGATGTCATCGCAAGCAATGTCGCCCACGTTCGAAATACTGTCATCGCTAAACGTGATTCCCGAGGTTCCGGCATCAATCGTAATTCCGCCTGCGCCTGTGGAGGCCGTCAGGCTGATCGCGTCCGCCACCGCTTCGGTTGCGGTGAGATTGATCGAGCTTGCGCTTGTAAGGTCAAGGTCTTCGCCCGCTGCAGAACCGGCAACGGTCAAATCCATTCCGCCCGCGCTCGTGCTGATTGTCAGAGCATCGGCCCCCGTGCCTTCAGAGGCCAGCACCAGGCTTGAGTTTTGCGCGCCGGTAACGGAGAGCGTTAGATCCTGCGCTGCGCCGTCTGCCGCAAGGGTCACGGTTGAGGCCGCGGCGTCGAAAGTGATTCCGCCCACTCCTGTAAGGTCATCAACGGTTCCGAGCGCGATCCCGGTTACACCGGTTGAGGATTTGAGGCCGATCACGTTTGTCGAGGCGTCCATGTCAAAAATCAAGTCCTCGCCCGCTTCCGTGAATTTGATTTCGCTGTTGGTTGAGTTGGCGAGAACAGCCTCGTTTTCCAGGGTTACGCCTCCAGTGGCTGTAAGCGTCTCGGCGACTGTTAGGTCGGTAAAGGTGCCAAGACCCGCCGCGCTTACCGTCCAGGTTCCGCTGGTCCCATAGATGTCGTACCCGGTTCCGCCGTTTACGAACTCAAGGGCGTCCTGCGTGCTGTTGGCTCCCATGGTGATCTGCATGCCGCCAAGGGCAGCGCTTGAGCCCGGAGAGCCGTTAAGGGTAAGCAGCCAGGCAGCGTCCGCGTCGGTGTTGCTCAGGGCGATAGCGCCAGAGTCAACAGTTATCGCCTTGCCCGCTCCCGCTCCGCCCTGGTCGTAAGCATCGTCAAGGGTGTTGTCGCCATTGCCGGAAAGCAGATTGGTTGCGGTTCCAGAGTCGTTGATAAAGTAGAGAGCATCCGAGTTGACGTAGAGCTCGCCGTATCCGGAATTGGGCGTACTATGGGCCGCGCCTTCATCTTTGAAGCGAATGCCGAATTTCTGCAGGGTAGGAGTGCCGGCCCATGCTACCCCTACTGCAAAGATCAGCAGCACGAATGCCGCCAGTAGTTTCTTTTTCATGTTGGTCCTCCTGTTGGAAGATAAAAGCGCCGCCGGGAATGCACGGCGCTATTGGTGTTTCAGTTGTTACTCATCAGCAGGGGCGGTTGTCGTTGCCAAGCACTGCAAGCAGTAGATGTAATCCGTGGCACCGATTTCGCAGTCCCACGCGATACGCGCCTGGAAAGCGATCCGGGAATTCAGGTACGCCTGAGTATCCATGCCGAGGGTCACGTACTCAAAGCGCAGCTTCCACTTCCGCTTGAACTGCTGCGGGAATGCGCCGTAATACCATGCTGAGGTTGAGAGGTCATCGAGCTTCGGAGAAGAGACTACGCGCTCAATCGGGATATGGAAGAGGCCACGCGGGCCCCAGTTGGAAAGCTCGTTCTCAACGCCGGGCACGTATTCGCTATTAAGAATTTTAGCCAGCGTTCCGAGTAGCGCATCGGGTACAACGATCTGAAGCATCGAGCGCGGGATGGCGATACGTTTGCCCCGGTTGTTCTTCATTGATGCAAGCCGGGTTCTGGCCGCATCAAGGTCGGTTTCGTCAACGAGAGCATTGTTGGTGATTCGCGTGCCCAGAGGTGCGCGGGTGCCGGGAGTGTTGGCGGTGGCGCTATAAAGGGTCGTGCCAGTGCCATCAGGCCGGTAGACATAAGGCTCGGAAGCAGATGACTTAGAGCCGTAGTGGTCCGTGACTCGCTTCAGGGTCTGCTCTTCAATCCAGTCAGAGGAGATCTGAGGAATGGCGTTCACCATCGAAACGATGTCAGCCATTTCATTCTCTTCGATCATCTCAGCGGTGATGCGAAGGGTGCGGCCATTTCTTTTATGCCGAATCTCAGCCTTCTCTTCAGTCGCGGAGATTTCCGGGAAGTCCTCACCTTCTTTCACTTCCTCAATATCCTTGTCGAGGTTGTGGACGGCCGCAATCGAGGTCACTTTCTTGTTGTCCTCGATGTCCTCCACCAGCCGCTCTCCCACGGTTTCAATCGACT